GGCAGGTTATTCATCGCTTACGTGATAACATTAATAATATTAAAATTGACAGAGAATATGCGGCAAAGTGGTATCCTGAAGTAGACTACCTTTTGAAGCATGGGGTGCGATATACGTTTGTAAAAGAGGAACAAGGGATAACTGTTTGGAAATTTGTTAAAACACCTGAGCTGTTCCTGCAGTTGAGCCACTTTTATGAGACAGTATATTATAAGTAAAAAAAATAATTGGTTGCTCAAGATAATGAGTGTAAAAGTGCACGAAATACCTGTGATGATGTGCTATTAAGCGAAAAATAGTCAGGATAAGTCGAGTACTCTCCTATCCTATTACAAGGAGGATTAAATGAATAAAATTAATTTAAAAGGAATGACAAAAGAGGCGTTGATCAACGTCTTTATTTTATTACTGGCTTTAGTGAACGCTATTTTACAAATGTTGGGGTTAAATGTTCTGCCAATAGAGAATGAGGATTTGTCTGAAGTCATTTCTATTCTGTTTTTAATTGTCACTACTTTGTATAATACATATAAAAATAGAAACGTAAGTACTGCAAGTCAGATTGCACAGCAAGTTACTGATTCCATCAAGAACGGTGAAGTATTAATCGAGGAAGTAGAAGAACTTTTAAACAAAGTTAAAAAATAAATAGAGATGTATTTTAAAGATTACGGGGTAACCAAATGGAAAATAGTAATATGGATTTGGCTGTCAAATTAGAGAAAGTTGATTCCAGATCTCGTTCAAACGAACATAGGATAGAAAAGATTGAAGCGAGCGCGGAAAAAACGCAAGATATGATGATAACGCTTGTGAAACTTACAACCGGTATAGAAAAAATGGCAGATCAGTTGGTTGATATGAAAGAGGATATCAAGGATGTAAAATCTGGTCAAGATGAACTTTCAGAGGAAGTGAATGCTTTAAAAAATAGACCAGCAGTTGAAACAAAGAAAAGATGGGACGATATTAGAGACAAGATTACATGGATATTTATCGGAGGAATTGCAACATGGATATTATCTCAAATTATACCGGCAATACATTGGTAAAATCTTGTGAGCAGATTCTAAACAGGGTCTGCTCTTCTATTATATGAAGGAAGTGATTATTATTGTAAGAACAAAATATAACGTAAGTAAAGATACTTCTAAGCGCACATATGATGATGTCGTCTATGACAGCGCTACGGAGATGGAATTTTATAGAGATTGGATTTTACCGCGGATCAAATCCGGTGAAATTATTAAATGTGACAGACAGGTAAAATATGTATTACAACCTGCGTTTGAGCTGAATTTGAAAAAGTATCGTGAAATAGCATTCATATCCGATTTTGATATTACATATGCTGATGGACGGTTTGAGGTTATAGACGTTAAAGGTATGGTAAAACCTATGGATAACTTACATAAGAAAATGTTCGCTTACCACTATCCTACTCTTAATTTGATTTGGATTGGTAAGTCGCTTATTGACGGCGGATATGTTCCAATAGATGTTATTAAAAAAGGCAGAAAAGAACGTAAGAAAGCGAAAGAAAATAAGTAATCATAAAGAATAATTTCCATTATATTCCAGCAGTTACAATTTTACATACGTTCAGGAAGAAAAACTCGACGTTCGTGACAAGGTTTCCTATCGGAAACCCAATCAGTATAAATGTATTTATTTTACATTTAATTATGTTATAATATGTATATAAAGCCCATAATTGTAAACACTACTTCTTAATTTATATGAAAGTGGTGTTTACATGAAAATTAATCTGCGCAGTTTAAGGCTAAAGCGTCATATGTCTATAGATGAGTTAACAATTAAATCTGGAGTTTCTAAGTCTACTATCAGCAAAATAGAAAATTACAAAATGGCGCCATCTATCACGGTGCTTTGTAAACTATGCATCGCTTTGAATGTAGATATTAAGGCTATGGTTGACTGCGAAAGGGGTAACTGCGATGATGATGGGTGGTAATATGTATTTTAATATTATATGCGAAGAACTATGTATTACGGGTGGAAAAGTTATTCATGTAGATAGGAATGTAGGTGAAATCGACGAGGTACATAAAATTGTAAGTGATAATTACAGAAAGTATCCAAATGGAAAATGGGAAATGTACGTATTTGGAAGTCCGGTAATTAAAAAATGAATATGATTTATATGTAGGAGCTGCCAATGCTGGTGGCTCTTTTTTGTTGTGTAAATATAAAAATATGGAGGGAATTATATGATCAAATTTATTAAAAATTATTTCAAAATGAAGGCACAGGAAATCCAGTTGAAACTAACATTTTATGGGTATTTTAACGCTTTAATTGAATCACAAAAAGATATTATAGAGTTATTTATCAATTTATTTAGCAAATTGAAAGATTTATCTCCGGAAGAATTGAGTCCAGAAGAACTTAAAATAGAAATTATTGTTGCTATCGCAGAAGTGGTACATGACTCGAATGAAAATCTAGGTGAGTAGCCATGGCGGTAAGGACGTTTAAAACCATTGTTGGAGTCGAGAACTATTTAGAAGGTGCGTGTGAAAAAGCTATATTGGAGACGTCAAAAATTGCTAAAGAAGAATTGGCTCGTTGTATTCAAGAGCAATATTATAATGATCCGAGTTTCTATCCAAACGTATATGAGCGTACCGATACCCTGTTAAGAAGTGCGACATACCAAATGCTTTCTAGGACTTCTTCTGAAATTTATATTGACATTCAAGGGATGCATTATAGAAATGGATTTAGCTCGTGGCAGGTTGTGTCTTGGGCATCAGAATCAAAACACGGTGCAGAATATTACCAAACCGATACTCAGGATTTTTGGACGACTTTTATTGACTGGGCAAATAAAAACTTGATTCGCATATTAAAAATAAATTTAAGAAAAAATGGATTAAAAATTATATAGAGAGGTAAGCAGACATGAAACAGTCTAATTTGTTTCCGTGTTATTCCATACCAATGAGGGACTATTTTTCTTCAAATGGTATCAGATATGAATTAGTGGGATTACATCCGAAGTCGCATGATATGTTTTGGATATATATTAAAACAGAAAAATTAAGAGTGGCAATGAAAGAGTGGTCTAATAGATAGCACTCTTTTTTAATGTGAATTTTTAAAATGAAAGTGAGAAAAAATGGTTAAAAAATATGGTGATATACACACCGGTGGTAATTATGGGAATTGGATTATTTTGGATGAGAATGATTTTGAACAAAAAAATGGTTATAGAAAATATAAATGTCAATGTCGGTGCGTGAACAAAACAATAAAATACGTTGATGAAAAAAATTTAAAAAACGGAGCGTCATCCTGTTGTGGAAAGTGCTTATTTAAGGTTGTAAAAAATGACGATATATTCGGAAAATGGACGGTTATTGATTCCAATAACATTGATGAAAAAATCTTATGTGAGTGTTTTTGCGGCAAGAGGGAAATGGTAAACATAAGTAATCTAAAAAGAGGAGCATCTACTAATTGTGGCTGCATACAAAAACAAAATCATTTTGCTAAAAATCAGTACACCAAAATAGGAAAGAATATTGCTGTTGGTAATTTGTACAACAAATGGAATGTGTTAAAACAAATAAAGTCTGGATCTTATTTATGTGAGTGTTCGTGTCCATATCACACAATACAAATAGTTGGGCGCTCCCAATTATTAAGCGATAAAAGAAATGGATGTAAGAAATGCAGAATGATGCAGGATTTAATTGGAGAAACTTTTGGTTACTTAACAGTAATTAGGTTAAATGAGGAAATAACAGCAAAAAGAAACGCGACGTATTGGAAATGTAAATGCAAGTGTGGAAATGAAGTTACATATTCTCAAGAAGTATTGCACAAAGGAAGAGCTACGTCATGCGGATGTAAGAAATCAGAATATAATTTAGATTTAACTAATCGACGTTTTGGTTATTTAACAGTTACTAAATTAATTGGAAGAAAAAGAGGAAGTAACAAAAATAATGTTTACATTGATTGGGAATGCAAATGTGATTGTGGTAATACAAAAATAGTTAGACAAGGGAATTTATTATCTGGAAGTACCTATTCGTGTAGCTGTATGAAACGTTCACGTGGAGAAGATTTGATATATAAATTTTTAAAAAAATATAAATATCAGTTTGTTGAACAATATAGGATCGAAAATTGTAAAAACATACTTGCTCTTCCATTCGATTTTGCTTTATTTGATGATGATAAAATGGTTGGACTAATAGAATTCGATGGAATCCAGCACTTTATTCCCTTTAATTTTAATAATTGTTCAAAAGCAAGCGCATTTGAGAATTATCAAAATTGCGGTATAAGAGACGATATAAAAACAAATTATTGCAAAGAGAATAAAATACCATTACTAAGAATTACATACGAAGATTTGGAAAGTGGAAATTTCTATTATGAGTTATTGGATTTTCTCTTTAATATAGGATTAATTGAAAGGTTAGATAAAACAGCATAAATGCAAAGTAATTTTCAGTAGGAAGTCGGTTTACTACCACTCTCCTGCTTTTTTATTTTTTAAGGGAGGGTTGACATGGACGAATTAAAGATTTTGCTTGGCACGATGATTGACAAAAGTAGCCTAACTAATATTCAGAAGCAATTAGCAAAAGAAAAGATTTCTATGAATGTAGATCTTAATTTTGCGAAAGCGCTAAAAGAGTCAAAAGATGATATTAAAAAATTATCTAAGCAGTTTGGAGAAATGTTCAACCTTTCTGATAGAGAGGCTTTGTCTTTTACAAAAGAATATATCTCAAAATCAACACAATTAATCAAAGAAGAAACTAGAGCACAAGAATCTCTGGTTAATGCCATGTCTAAAGGACGTGAAGCGTCTGAACTGGCATATCAAGCTGAGAAGAAAAGACAAGAACTTGCGCAAAGTAATGCAATTAATAAAGCAACTGACCAAGAGTATGCCAGTAAACAAAAACTTGTTGATCAAATGGCATCGATGCGTGAAAAAAGTGAACTTGCAGCAAAAGCGGAACAAAAAAGACAAGATCTCGCCCAAGCAAATGCTTCTAATAAAGCATTGGATCAACAATATCGCCAATCATCTATTGAAGCGGAAAAGGTTGCTATTTCAGCAAGTAAAATAAATCAAGTGATTGCTTCTGGTGGCAATGAAGCTAAAATTGAACAGCTGACAGCTAAGTTTAGAAGTCTTGGGCTATCTACGGAAGAAATACAAAAAAGATTATTGGGAGTAAGTAATGCATTTAACGCTCTGAAAGGCAGCTCCGATAATGCTTCTTTAATTACGAATGCTAAATTGTTAGATTCCGAATATGAAAAAGTCAATAACCGAATAAAACAAACAACTGTAAGTTTGAGCGGTTTGACGACTGAATCACAAAGGTTAACAAAACTCAATTCAATTAAAACATATGCAGACAATAATTCAAAGGCGGCTAAAGCATTAAAAAATGACTTTGCTCAAATGTATGCTCAACTTAATAACCCCAACTTAACCGTTTCTGGATTAAAAGCGGTTGACGCTCAATTCAAATCTCTTCAGATAAGAGCAAGAGAAGCCGGACTAATGGGAAAAACTCTTGGAGACACTTTTTCCGCTAGTGCAAAAAAATTTGGACAGTGGGTGCTGGCATCGGTTAGTATTATGACTGCTATTAGATCAGTACAAAGAATGATTTCTTCTGTAATTGAATTGGATACTTCGCTGGTAGACTTGAAGAAAACTACAAATGCTACAAGCAAACAATTAGAAAATTTTTATTATACATCCAACGAAACCGCAAAACAACTAGGTATAACAACAAAAGAAATAATTAGTGCCACAAGTGCCTGGTCACGCTTAGGATATTCAATTGAAGAAGCAACCACTCTTGCAAAAAATTCAGCCATTCTTAAAAGTATATCTCCTGATTTAGATATTAGTAAAGCAACTGATGGATTGGTAAGCTCATTAAAAGCATTTAAAATAGAAGCCAATGATTCGCTTGATGGGATTATTTCAAAGATCAACATAATTGGAAATACTCAAGCTGTAGATAATGGTGACATAGTTGATATTCTTACAAGATCATCTTCTGCTATGGCTGAGGCGAATAATACACTTGAACAAACCATTGCCTTAGGCACAGCAGCTACGGAAATCACAAGAGACGCAGATGCTACTGGAACGGCTTTAAAAACAATTTCAATGAGACTTAGGGGGTACGATGAAGAAACAGAATCGTACACAAATAATGTCGAGGGACTTACTGGTACAATTGCGGACTTAACAAAAACAGCATCCACTCCGGGCGGAATTAGTTTATTTACAGATAAAGACAAACAAACTTATAAATCAACATATCAATTATTGGAAGATATAAGTAAGGTTTACAATAAGCTTAGTGATAAAAATCAAGCGGAATTACTCGAAGCAATAGCAGGAAAAAGGCAAGGACAGATAGCCGCAGCGATGATATCAAACTTCTCTGCCGCACAAAAATCTATGGATTCCATGGAAAATTCTGCCGGTAATGCTATGCAGGAAATGAATGTTATTTATGATAGCATTGAATATAGGTTAAATAAACTATCTCAAACAGGAGTTGGCATTTCGCAAAATCTCTTCAACCGAGATGATATGAAGGCGGTAATTGACTTAGTTACCAAGTTAGCGGAAGCATTTGATTTTGTTACAGACAAATTAGGATTATTTGGCACTGTTCTAACTGGAGTTGGGATTGGATCATTTGTAAAGAATTTTGGTTCTATTAAAACATGGGTTTCTGAATTAGGAAAAGTACAAGCCGTTATAAATTCTATCGGTGCTCAATCAGTGTTAGTAAATGCGGGAACTGGACTTTTAACAACCAATTCTTTAAACGCATTGAGTGTATCAGTTAGTGGATTAAGTGAAAAACAAGCGTTGCTAGCGCTATCGACTAAAAATTTAACAGCGGAACAGACTAATCAAGTATTAGTTGAAGCCGGAATAATAGCATCTAATGAAAAAATCAGTGCTGGAATAGTGCAAAGAGTTTTAACAGGAACTACCCTTGACGCAGAACAAAAATCTGCGATTTTGACAACGCTTGGATTAGTTGACGCAAATACAGGATTAATAATTTCTACAGCTTCCTGCACCAAAGAAGAATTAACTAGAGCGTTAGCAACACAAGGTCTTGTGGGTACGAATGCAGAAGCAATTACTTCTACTCTTGGATTAACTACCGCAAATAATACTGCAACTGCATCCTTTGGTTTATTGGGAAATTCAATAAAGTCAATGCTACTCACTAATCCTATTGGTTGGATAATTCTTATTGGAACAGCTATTTATGGAACAGTAAAGGCGGTTGATTATTTTTCCGATTCTGTTGAAGAGGTTAAAGAGCGTGTCGGTGATTTAATGTCTTCATATAATTCTGCGATTGATGCAGCTAATACGAATGCTCAAAAAACAGAAGGCTTGGTTTCTCAATACGAAAAACTTTCAAAGGGTGTAAACAATCTTGGAGAAAATGTTTCACTGACAACTGATGAGTATTCAAAATATCACAACGTTGTTAGTGAAATCGCTGATATGTTTCCAGAACTAATTACTGGATATGATAATCAGGGAAATGCAATCCTATCTTTAAAGGGAAATGTTGACCAGCTGAGAGATGCATATAAAAGTGCACAAGATGAAGCTTATAACCTGTTAATTACGTCTGGAAAAAGTTCTGATGGAAATGACATTATTACTGACTATAAAAATGAATCAAGAGATGAAACATGGTTAGAAAAAACTTCGTCATTCTTTGGTAATACTTCTACAACCGATGCGATTGATTCATTACAGCAGTTATTGAATGCTACATCTGGTTCAGTACAAGATTTTAAAGATTTATATAATCAGTTGTACGAGATCTATGGCGATGATTTTGACAAAATTGGTAATGCTATTGATACGAGTAACTGGGCTAGTTTGACTAAAGATGATATTCAAGCCATGACTGCGACCATTAAGTCAAATATTCAGACTTTACAATCAGAAATAAACTCATCTTTGTCGAATGTAAAAACGCTTGCAAATGCATATTTGATGACGAACTCTGATTATGCAAAATTAGATGAACAATCAAAAAATGCAGCTTCAATTATTGTGAACGGATTAAATGAAGGAGTTGCAAATGAATTCGAGTCAAAGGAAGATGTTGGCGTATATGTCCAAAAAATAGTAGATACAATTACAAATAACCCAGAAGCTAAGAATGCTATGATTGGTTTATTTACGCTTGACTACTCCGATATGCCAATAGATGAAGCTAATGCTGCGATTAATCAATACATAAATTATATTGCCCAAGTTCTAGGCGAAGATCCTGTAGAATTAAAGATACGTCTTGGATTCGATAGTGTTGATGAGTTAGAGAAAAAATACAATAACGCGATATCGGAAGCACAAGAAAAATTTGGAAAAGATGAGACAGGGTTTTTTAAAACAAATAGTGTCAACACAAAAGAAGAAGTGGATAAATGGATTGAAATAGCAAACTCTGCAAATACAGCGGCTGAAGCTGAAAAAAAATATCTTGAACAGGGAACTGTAAATCAATCAAATTTTACAACGAATTTCTCCGACCTTCCAGTAGATAAACTTGAAGAATATATTTCTCTTTTAAATTCAGGAGATATAAATGAAAGTACAATTTCAACTTACTCTGACCTGAATGAGTTAATTAAAGAGTCTGGTATAAGCGCCGAAGATGCAGTTAAATCTATTAAGGATTATGCGGAGGGATTTACTTCTTCTACTGATTTAATATCCAACATACAATCTGCATACGATTTATTAAAAGCAACTACGGAAGAATATCAAAAAAATGGTCAGATTGGATTATCGAGTCTTGAATCCATCGCTAACCAATATCCAGAGTTACGAAGTGCCGTTAATTCATATGTTCAAGGATTGATTAGCGCAGATGACGTAATGGCACAGTTACAAACGGCATATGATGATGATGCAAATGCTTTTCGTACTGCTATGGCATATAAGATGTCTGGTAACGAAGATTTTTTTACTAAGATCAAGGACAACAATCAAGGGCTGTTTACTGCGTTGGCTGGGGCTTACGGAGATGACGTTTTAAATTGGAAAACTCTTGCGCAAGCGAAGGCAGATATTGACAAGTCTCTTATTTCGCAATTAGCAGACATGTGGGGAAAATATTACGGTTCATTTGACGCAAACGTTGTAAAGGGAAAAGATGGTCAATATTCGCTTGAGAGTGATGACCCAACTGCGATCTATGAATCCGGATATCAAGCCATTGAAGAAGAAATCGCAAAGCGGAATCAGATGGTACGCGCATTAAATGAAGCTGCTAATGTTGAAATAACGATTCCGAATTTTAATGGAATTGGATCTGTTGATTCAAAATCCGACTCAAAAGAAAAGACAAAGAAAGATTTTTCCGAAGTGTTTGATTGGATTTCCACAACAATTGATCGAGTGAACGAAAAGGTAGAGAAACTTCAGGATCAAATTAGCAATGCTTCAAACTGGAAAGTCAAAAATAGCCTTACAGATACCACCATTGATGCAATGTCAGATAAACTTACAGCTTTACAGTCACAAGCAGATACATATCAAAAGGAAGCTGATAAATACGCTAAAAATTTGAATGGATCTTATCTTGATAAAATAAAAAATGGAACGCTTGAGGTAGAAACTATTACTGATGAAGTAATTGCCAATAACGTGAAGAGTTATCAGGAGTGGTACGATAAGGCAGAGGATGTAAAAAACGAAATAGATGATGTAAAGAAATCAATGCAAGAATTGGCTGAATCAAAGTTAGATAATATTATCAGCGATTTTGATAGTCTTACATCATTGATGGAAAAGTACTCTTCTTATAGTGAAAGTCTTATTAGCCTACAAAAAGATTTAGGAGAAGAAATAACCAATGCTGATTATGAGCAATTAATTGATCAGCAAAAGGGAATTTATAATGAATTACAGAATAAGTACAGTTCGTTAAGTTCCGAGTTAGCTAAAGCCGTCAGTAAAGGCACTGTCCAAGTTGGTACGGAAGAATGGCGCAAATATAATGAAGAGTTAATTGATGTAAACAGCTCTATGAACGACGCAGTTTCTTCTATGAATGATTTTCGCCAGTCACTAATAGATTTACCTTTCGAAGAACTGCAAACGGTTTCCGATGAATTGGATCGTATCAATAATGGATATGACACTATGCTAGATTTGATTGGTGATAGTGGGTTAACTGATAAAGGTATGATTACAACCAAGGGGCTAGCTAAAATTGCATTGTATGGGCAGCAATACGCCAACGCAAAACAAGAAGCTGCTGAATATGCAAATGCTATTAATGCATTAAATGAGATGTATGATAATGGATCTCTCACACAGTCCGAATACAACGAAAAACTTAACGAATATACAAGTGCTCAAAACTCTGCCGTCCAAGCTACAAAAGAAGCTGAAGATGCTATTTTGCAATTCAGAAAAGATGCTATTCAAGAACAGATTGATGATATGGATGAACTGATTGCTAAGAAAAAAGAATCGAAACAAGAGGACTATGATTATGCGAGTTATCTTGATGAACTTGCAGAAAAGCAAAAAACAATCAGTAACATTCAAAAGAAACTCAATGAGCTAACTACTAACTCTGACCCTGAAGACTCTTATGCAAGATCTCAGCGGATTCAACTACAAAAAGATTTGGCTGATGCCCAAAAGGATTTAGATAAAACACAAGCCGATCATTCGCTTGAAGAACAGCTCAAAGCATTAGAGCAAGAGGGCGAGAACTACAAAAACGCTAAGAATAACGAATTAGATGAGTTAGAAAACAATTACGATAAACAGCAGAAAGTAATCTCTGACTATCTCTCTGATGTAAAAAACAATTATAGTACTGTTTATAAGACTCTCACAGAATATGGCGAAAATTATAACTTAGCAACAACCGACGACCTCACATCTCCATGGGAATCTGCCAGTAGCGCGGTGGATACATTCCAATCAGCTGTTGGTGACGCTATTGCTCAAATTAACATCGACATTGCAAACATTGATTTATCAAGTCTTACTGAACTGGTAAGTATGATGCAAGGAGTTTCAGGTGGATCATCTGGTTCTGGATTTGAAGATGTTACAGGTAGCGGTACGTGGCAAAAGACATCAAAGGGCGACTGGTATGGTTCTTCGAATGATGATTATGTGTCTGATGGAATATATACGATTGGCGGGAAACAGTATAGTTTCAATGAAGATGGCTACATGAAAACTGGTTGGGACGACAGTACTGATTCTTGGAGATATTTTGATCCTGAAAATGGGCAAATGGTAAAATCCACATGGAGAGATTACAAAGGAAAATCGTATTATTTAAAGTCTGATGGCACTATGGCTGCTGATATGGCTATTAAGGCTAAAAATGGAAGTGGTTATTATTATGTAGACGATGAGGGTACTTGGGACGGAAACACTTTGTCTTATGATGAGGTTAAGCGTCGTGATATTGAGGTAGGTTATGCAAGTGGTACAGATGATGCTAAATCTGGTTTAAAATACGTCGGAGAAGATGAAGAAGAATTTATATTCACTCCGCACGGAACGGTGCTTTCTTCAAATGGTCATGAGGTTATTTTCAACGGAGGGGAAACCACTACTCTACGAGACATGATGGCAAACCCCAATGGATATATTATGGATACTCTTATGTCAAGTTTACCAACGCTCGATACCACTAAAATTATGCCAAATAACAATGGCGTTTCACTCAACATTACAAGTCCACTTGTAACAATCGAAGGCGGATTAGACAGTACTATGAAGGACTATGTAACGGATTTAGTTAATGGTATTCCTGGTAAAATTGTAGACCAAATGAATAGTGCTTATAAAACAAAAGGAACACAAAGATAATTTAGGATCGTATGGTTTCAACGCCATACGGTCTTTTTCTATTTAAAAGGAAGGGAAGTGAGAAAATGTATAGAGGTTCATTTACATTCGGCAATTGGTGTAGTGATGAATTTGGTGTAATGGCTGTCAGCCTTGAATCAACATCTAGTCGATTTAACAAAGGTCAGGTTTCGGAAATCGTAACAGACAAAGCAGCACTTGTAGTTGAATATCAGAAAATATCGCAGAATTACAAGGAGCCGATGGAGTTTACTCTACAAGTAATTAATAAAGATGGTTCAGATATTTCCTCTGAACAAGAACGTGCAATGAGCAAAGCGTTCTGCAACCGTGGAGATTATGAATGGTTATTTATTCATGATGAAAGATTTGGAGATGCATGGGTAAGAGCCAAATTTTATAATCCTCAAACGTGGACGGTAATGGAAGTAAAAGGAATCCAGTATACAGTACAGACCTCCTCTCCTGTCGCATTTTCAGATGAATATGAAAATACACACGCAATTACTGATACGATTAAAACTATAAGTATATATGTAAATAATGATGAAGAAATAGAAATATATCCAGAACTTGAAATTACTATGTTGGAAGCGGGAAATCTTATAATTTCAAACTCCGCAGAAACAGACAATACATATAAAACTGAAATCAAAAATTTACAATCTGGTGAGATTATTACCATTAAAGACGAAAATATCGCAAGCAGTCGTTCTACTCACGACATAATGAGTGATTCAAATTTAATATGTCCCAGATTGTATGATGAAGAAAATACTCTCACGTTTAACTTAAAGTGTACTATTTTAGTTAAGTATCGTGAGTATAGAAAGTTGGTGATAAACTTCCTATGAAATTTACTTTTAATTCTTATAACAATATTGACCCAGCAAAAATATATTTATCTTACCCAAACAAGAAAATAATTTGTAAACTAAACGCATTGCATATGAAAGCTTCGTTATACGTAAATGGTATATCTAGCTTCAAGTTTGAGATGTATAGATTAAATGGTACACAAGAGAATCTAGGATATGACAAGGTTTCAATAGGTAAATACTTCTACGTAAATAATTCCGGTTGGTTTAGAATAACAGATGTTAAACGTACAGATGATGGCATAAATCCACTCATTGAAGTTACAGGATATGATTTGGCTACAGAATTGACGCAGACTCTATTAACATCTTTCGGATCTATGGGAACTGAAGATAATGAGCAGGGTGGATTAGATAGATATGCTTTATATGACGCTGCTGACACGGCACATAGCATAGCTCATATATTCATGGCTAAAAATCCAGGGTGGAAATTTAAATATGTAGATGATGATATTTCAAAGGGACGTAGAAGTTTTGATAACGATAGCGTATCCTCTTATAAGTTCCTCACCGAAGACGTGGCAGATGCTTTTGAATGTCTATTTACATTTGACAGCAATGACAGATCGGTGAGCGCTTATAAGTTAGAAAACTTCGGAAAAACAGTTCCTGTAGTATTATCGTTCCGTAACTTACTTAAAGAATTAGATATCTCGTGGAATGAAGATGCTATTAAAACCATGTTATATGTTACAGGGGGTAACGATGCAACTGGCACTCCCCTGTCTATTGCGGGAGTTAATGCAAGCGGAAATGGATATATAACCAATTTCAGCTACTTCTATGAGGACATGAGTACAGAACTTAAAGTCAAACTGGAAGAATATTATCAGTTGATGGATACTAATGGTACGCTGATATCTGCTGCTCTCGCACAGCTTAATACTCTATATGACGAATTATATAGTCTGAACAATAAAATGCCCACAGACCAATCTAGTACGGACTGGACGCTATATGGGCTGGTAGGATTAAAGTCAAAGGCTACTACATATTTGAACAACATGTCTCTGTATACGGATAAAATGGGCAATGACCCTACTTCCGCACAAGCATACACAACAAATAATACTCTCTGGAATCAGGTAACCGCTGAAATTACAGTAAGACAAGCACAAATTACCGCTAAGAATATACAAATTACAGCGAAACAGACGGAAATACAATCTCATACTGTAGATATTAAAACTGTTCTCGGAGATGCATTATACATAGAGTTGCAACCGTTTATTCGTGAAGACAAGTTATGTGATGATTCATATATTGCAACAGACATCATGACTGATGCTGAAGTCTTAGCAATGAAAAAGGATTTATATGAACATGGAATGAGTGAGTTATCAAGAGTATGCTTCCCACAGTTCGAAATGACTGTAGATGCAGTGAATTTTACAGTATTATTTAATTATAAAGACTGGACTGAACAACTTGAACTAGGTGATATTGTTAGGATTAAGTATTCCGATACTGCTTATTTCTCAGCCAGATTATTAAAGATGGAACTGGATTGGGATAATTTTAAGAACTTCTCTCTCACTTTTAGTTCTAAGACAAGTCTGGAAGATGGATTCTTTGAGTTCGAAACCATAAAGAATATGGTAAATAGGTCTAGTACTACTCTTGATTATAAAACTTCTGGTTGGAATGAGGCTAGTAAACAAGCTACGACTGCATACAACGCCACGAAGAAAGAAATTCTTGATTTAAGTATGCAACAGATTCAAAGTAATGCGAATAATATTGTAACTGATTTAAGTGACGCTGGGCTTCTATTTAGAAAGTATTTACCAGAACAAAGTAAATTTGCTCCGGAGAAACTTTGGATTACAAATAGACAAATATTATTATTTGAGGAACCAGACGGAACCAATTTAAGGACACCAAAAGTTGCGATAGGAAAAGTGTACAAGACTGTAAATGGTGTGACGAAAGAATTTTATGCTGTAGCTGCTGACGTAATTGCTGGGGATATGTTCTTTGGTGAGTCCCTTTCAATTCAAAACAAGAACAATACTCTCACACTTGATCAAAACGGGTTTATAGCTTCTGCAACAAATGGATTCAATGTGCAGATTAACCCTGATGATCCTGCTAACATCTTAAATATATCCAAGAATGGAACGAAGCTCTTCTATATAGATGCAGTTACGGGAAAGTTAGTATTCAAGGGTCGTGCCGAGATTGATGAAGGGTTAATTGCTAACTGGAATATTACTACGAATAGGTTATATTCTGGCGGCGTAGGCATGAGTTCGGATACTACAGCTGGAGCGATTGCTTATTGGGCGGGGAATAGTAATCCTGCTATTGCACCATACAGAGTGACGAATCAAGGCAAGGCCACAGTATCTGATATTGATATTACAGGCGGAACTATTAATATTGGAAGTAAATTTAGCGTTGCCGCCGATGGTACATTAACAGCGGTAAATGGACATTTTTCTGGTGCAATTACAGGCGGAACTATTAATATTGGCAATTCGTTTGTTGTAACTAGTGATGGAGCAGTGTATCTTAATTCAGGAGAAATAAATCTAGGAGCAATTTCGTTATCAAGCACATATGCATGGCTTGGAGATTTTGGAGTTTCTGCACAGGGTTCTGGCGTTTTTTATAGTAGAAATAACGAAATAGTATTGTCTACTAGCGCTTTTGATGGAACTGGCCCGGCTCTTGAATTTAAAACTGGTGATACCGCAGATATGAGATTAAGCAGAAACGGATTAGTTGCTAGATATATTATGCTGACAGATCGTCCAGATTTTTGGGGTAGCTGGACTCTAACCGAGGAAATAATATTGCTTCACAATCGAGTATTTGGAACCAATTATTAAAATTTGAAAGGAGATTGATTTTAAAAGAAATAATGGATATAATATAATAAAGGAGGTATAATAATGAAAAGATTAATTAAAAATTTTATTCCAATTGTATTATTTGTTTCATTATTTTCTTTTAATGCATTTGCCATGGAAAATAATTTAAACAATCCACCTCGTGAAACGCCATTGTCCAACGCTCAAGCCTCGTCTTTACCTAAAGAAATAAAATGGACTTGGCTAAATGATGATACGTGTGTGCAATTCAGAGCGACTGATGATATGAAAAGAAGTAGAATTGAGGATATGTTTAACTGGGGTATGATAAAGCGTTGGGCGGAATGTGGTAATGACGGACGAAGTATAATGAAAATACGAGAAATTTATGCCGGTACATGGTCAACATCTTCAGATGGGGTAAAATCATTTGTATTTGATGATTGTACTATTCCTGTTGGCGCAATTAAAATTGATGGAGTTTTATACGCTTTTAACAGCTACGGAGAATTAAAAGAAGGCTACGAGTATTATACTGGCTTTAAAACAGGCGCTGACGGACTTGTAATAGCTGACACCGAAGAATTTAAGCAATGGTTAGGCATGCAATATTTACCGGAGTGCACAAGTCATGAAAAAAAGGAAGCGGTTATTTCTTCTCAAGACGAAGCAATTAAATAAGTAGTATTATTTAAAGGGTAGGACTAATCTCCTACTCTTTTATCATCTGTGAGTTGAGCAGATATGTTTAGATTAATGAGATCTGAACATTTAAAAATGTAAACATACCACCCCTATCGAAAGTACGTTCTTGTAGAAATATGGAAAATTATGGTATATAATTGGAAGTATTATTGATGATAGGGGAATGAGAGTATGCCAATAAATAAGGGTAGAATTAGGGCATTTGAGACCAACAAGGCTAAGAATATGAGCGTAAAGAAAGTAGATAATGTCAATATGGAATTGCTACTTACTTTAGATGAAACAACGAAGCTATTACAAAACAATAAATGTAAGGATATTGTGCCATATATTTTGTGGAATGATCTATTAAATAAAAGTGGTACATTTACCGAAAAAAATAAGAAGAAATATAATCGTTATAAGTGGGGAGATAAAGTTTTTGTAGATTTTGGAGCTACAAATATACAAACAGAGTTGTCGTATCCGCATCCTGCCATATTACTTTACAATCTTGCAAATACTGCAATAGTAGTACCAACCACCACCGATGATAGACCAATTAATTTTACTGATGACATCGAAGGGTGTATCATTAAAGTTAAAAGCGACGGAATTATATTCCCAAATGATTCTATTATAAACGTGCATCAGATTTGTTCTGTTCATAAAGAAAGAATTATCAATGATTTGAAATGCAACGTTGCGTCTTACACTATTTGCGACAATGAAGTAGTTCGCTTAAATAATTATGAAAACTATGCTATTTTTCAGAAAGGGATGGACTTAATCCAATGCATCAGATTAAAATTGTTTTCTATGGTTTGTAAAGATTATATTGATCATCTTTTTATGGAAGAGGCATATAATATTAATGAGATAAATAATTTGCTATCTCAAATCGAATTATTAAAAATGGAAAAAGAAAATTTAAAAAACAGTTGACAAAACAATAGTCAATATGATATTATGTAGATACAAAAACAAGCTATATTGTCAGCCGAAAGGTGAGACCGCAAACTGAATTTTTAATTACAGGAGTAGAGAGAAGTGACCTACTCCTTTTTGCTGTTTTTAT